ATGAACTTCAACAATCATTCGAACCTTGAAGGACTACACGCCTTTCTTGGTGCCAGTAAATATCACTGGATAAATTACGGTGAGGATAAAGTTGCGGAAGCGTATCGGAATTTCCTTGCCACACAAAAAGGAACTGTATTACATGCATTTGCGGCGCAGTGCATTATGCTCAATCAGAAATTACCAAAATCGAAGCAGACATTAAATATGTATGTGAACGATGCCATTGGCTTTAAGATGACGCCGGAGCAGATCCTTTACTATTCCGATAATTGTTTTGGCACAGCCGATGCAATTTTGTTTCGGAATAATTTCTTAAGAATTCACGATTTGAAGACCGGAAAGATTCCGGCACACATGGAGCAGCTTGAAATATATGCGGCTCTTTTTTGTTTGGAATATAAAGTGAAGCCAGGGGATATCGAAATGGAATTGCGGATTTATCAGAACAATGAAATTCTGTACCATAATCCAACGGCTGAGGATATTGTTCCAATCATGGACAGAATCATTACTTTTGATAAGGTGATTAAAAGAATCAGAGAACAGGAGGGGTAAGCTATGAATTCCATTGTGGAAGATATTTTAATGCATTATGGTATGCCACGGCGTTCTGGGCGTTACCCTTATGGTTCTGGAGAGAACCCATATCAGCATAGTGGAGATTTTCTTAGCCGTGTTCAGGAATTAAAAAAATCCGGAATGAGCGAAACAGACATTGCTAAGAATATGGGTTTGACTACCACACAGCTTCGTACTCAGATGAGCCTCGCTAAAGATGAACGTCGTGCTCTTCAGGTAGCAACAGCAAAGGGTCTTCGTGAAAAAGGTTACAGTTTAAATGAAATTGCCGATAAGATGGGATTTGCTAATGACTCGTCTGTCCGCTCTTTATTGAACGAAACTTCGGAAAACAGAATGAACCAGGCTAAGGCCACTGCGGATGTTCTGCGAAAACTCATTGAAGAAAAGGGAATGATCGATGTCGGAACCGGCGTTGAAAGAGAACTTGGCGTGTCAAAAGAAAAACTAAACCAGGCTCTTTATATGCTGGAATTGGAAGGTTATCCGATTTATGGCGGCGGCGTTCCACAGGTTACCAATCCTGGAAAGCAGACCAATATCAAGGTCATTTGTCCACCGGGAACCGAGCACAAAGATATTTATGACTTCGAGAATGTCCATTCTGTAAGAGACTACATCTCCTATGACAATGGGGAGTCTTTCAGAAAATCTTTTGAGTATCCGGCCAGCATGGATTCAAAGCGCTTGCAGATCCGCTATGCCGATCAAGGTGGCGTTGATAAGGATGGTGTAATTGAACTCCGTAGAGGCGTGAAAGACCTGTCTTTAGGTGATTCTCATTATGCACAGGTCCGTATTATGGTTGACGGAACTCACTACCTTAAAGGTATGGCTGTTTACTCTGATAATATGCCGGATGGCGTTGATGTGATTTTCAACACTAATAAAAAGTCTGGCACTCCTACAAAAGATGTTCTTAAGAAAATTAAGGATGATCCAGATAATCCGTTTGGTTCCCTGATTAAGGAGCATGGAGGTCAGAGCTATTACGATGATCCAAAGGGTAAGTATACAGATCCTGTAACCGGAAAAAAACAGTCTCTTTCTCTGATCAATAAGAGAGCAGAAGAAGGCGATTGGGGTGAATGGAGTAAGACACTTCCGTCACAGTTTCTTTCTAAGCAGAGTTTGACACTTATCAAAAAGCAGTTAGGTTTGGCAAAAGCTGATAAGCAGGCAGAATATGATGAAATCTGTTCATTAACAAACCCCACTGTAAAGAAGGCTCTGTTAAAATCATTTGCTGACGATTGCGATGCGGCCGCCGTACATTTGCAGGCAGCGGCGTTACCTCGTCAGAAGTATCAGGTAATTCTCCCATTAACAACAATCAAAGACAATGAGGTGTATGCTCCAAACTACAAAGATGGAGAAACAGTTGCTTTGATTCGATACCCGCATGGTGGAACTTTTGAGATTCCTATTCTGAAGGTCAACAATAAATTGGCTGAAGGAAAGAGCGTTCTCGGAAATACACCGGCGGATGCAATCGGTATCAATAAGAAGAATGCAGACCGTTTATCAGGAGCGGACTTTGATGGTGATACCGTAATGGTAATTCCTTGTAACTCCACAAAGAGTAAGGTAAAGATTACTTCCACTTCTCCATTAAAAGGTTTGGAAGGTTTCGATACCAAGGATGCTTATGGTGGAACTGTTAAGAAAGATGCTGATGGCGTAGACCATTATTATCGTAATGGTAAAGAGTATAAGATTATGAGAAATACTCAGACAGAAATGGGTAAAGTATCGAATCTGATTACTGATATGACTTTGAAGGGAGCCACACAGGATGAATTAGCGAGAGCGGTTCGTCACAGTATGGTAGTAATCGATGCTGAGAAACACAAACTGGATTATAAGCAGAGTGAAATCGACAATGGTATCGCTTCTCTTAAGAAGAAGTATCAGGGAAATGTAGATTCAGAAGGTCGTTACCATGAAGGAGCATCTACTCTAATTTCAAGAGCAAAATCTGAGACACAGGTTCTTAAGAGAAAAGGCTCTCCGACAATCAACGAAGATGGATCGCTGTCATACAAGTCTGTTAAGGAAGAGTATGTCGATAAGAATGGAAAAATTCAGGTGAGAACTCAGAAGAGTACAAAGATGGCTGAAACAAAAGACGCCCGTACTCTTTCTTCAGGTACCCCCCAGGAAGAAGCTTATGCCGACTATGCGAATTCTATGAAGTCTTTAGCTAACCAGGCTCGTAGGGAGATGATGAGTACAGGCAAAATTGCTTACTCTGCTTCTGCTAAGGCAACTTATTCTGAAGAAGTAAAGTCTTTAAATGCTAAGCTTGATTTAGCTTTAGCGAATGCTCCTAGGGAGAGACAGGCTCAGACAATGGCGAACGCTACCGTTGCGGCTAAGAGAAAAGACAATCCAGACATGACAAAAGCTGAAGTTAAGAAGGCAAGTCAGCAGGCTCTAGCACAGGCAAGAAGTTCTGTAGGAGCTAAGAGATCCAACATCGAAATTACGGATAAAGAATGGGAAGCCATCCAGGCCGGAGCAATTTCTGAGAATAAGCTTACACAAATTCTGAATAACACGAATACAGATACTATTCGTCAGAGAGCAACGCCTCGTGCAAGCACTGCTCTGAGTACAGCTAAACAGAATCGTATCGCTGCACTTAGCGCATCTGGCTACAGCACTTCAGAGATTGCGGAAGCTCTTGGGGTTTCTTCTTCAACAGTTTCTAAGTATTTGAATGGAAAGGAGTGAACTAAGTAAGATGAGATTTGCGCTTACAACTTTTGATAATCCTTATGATCCGTTTGAACAGTTCACTCAATGGTTCATGTTCGATGAAGAAAAAGGTTATCACACAACTGCTTACCTTGGTCGAATCGCTCGAACATCGGATCAGTTATCGGATGAAGAGAACAACAAGGAAGTAGAGCGAGCTATTGATGAGATAATCCGTTATGATTTCCAGAACATCTATCGAAAGGTTACAAGTAAATCGGAAACAAATGAACATAAAGAAAAAGCTTCTTAAAAATGATTTCATCGGCATATTAAAAGCCGAAACCGCCAGTACATGATTAAAAGGGGTATAGGGGGGTGTCTAAAAAACATACCCCCACCCATATCGCGGCGGTCTTTAAAATTTCCCCGGAGGGTATTTTTAGGGAGCCTTTTCAACTGTTCCAGTGTTTACAAGGGTCTATAACTCATGATATTTGACGACGGTTTCTGTGGGATCGGCTCAAAGTTAGTTCTCCTTTCGTTGAGTAGCATTGTCATGATTTGTAGGCTCTTTTAAATACTGGAAAAGTATGTGAAAACCTTTACGGAAGTAACGAACAACTAAATGGAAGGAGGCATCAACTTTGAGGAAAGCAAAGCAATCCGAGTCTTCTAGGATGATGCGTCCAGCATTAACGCCAGAAGCAAGAGAGAATCAGCTTGTTTCATTGGCTGTTGACTTGGCTGAAAAGCAGTTACGAGAGGGAACCGCTTCGTCGCAGGTGATTACTCATTATTTGAAGCTCGGTTCGACGAAAGAAAGAATCGAAAAAGAGATTTTGGAAAAACAGAAGGAACTGATAGAGGCGAAGACCCAGAATCTAAAATCTATTGAAAATTCTGAGAAGCTGTATGCGGATGCATTAAAAGCATTTCGTGGTTATAGCGGTCATGGAGATGAGGTGGATGATGCTTAGATGCTATTCAGAACTCTTGCAGCTTCCAACTTTTAAGGAACGATACGAGTATCTTCGTTTGGATGGAGTAGTTGGCGAAGAGACATTCGGATTTGATAGATACCTTAATCAGATATTTTACAATTCTCAAGAATGGAAGGACATTCGGAGAAAAATTATTATTCGTGATAATGGATGTGATCTTGGATTGGATGGTTACGAGATTCGTGGAAAGATTCTTATTCATCATATGAACCCAATAAGGCAGAAGGACATACTGTTGCGGACTGATTTGGTTCTGAATCCAGAGTATCTAATCGCAACAACTCTATCGACCCACAATGCCATACATTATGGAGATGAAAAACTACTTTTAACAGTTCCAAATGAACGACGAAAAAATGATACATGCCCATGGAGGCATTAGGAGGGAAAATTATGGAAGGAAACAAGAAGCCACTTATGGGTGTTGTGGTAAATTGTATGAATTTAAACATTCGCAAAGACCCGACGCAGGCATCCAGATCATTAGGGATCATCGGCTCGGATACAGTTGTGAAGGTATGCGACGATGAGTCTGTTTCCGGTTTTTATAAAGTAAAGACTGGGGACGGTATCAGCGGGTATTGTATGAGCGAGTTTATAAAACTCTGTTAGATGGAGGTGCGATCATGAATATTACAGATAGTGTACTGACATCAATCAAGAAATTACTCGGAATCGCAGAGGAGTATGAACATTTCGATGCGGATTTGATCATGCACATCAATTCTGTGTTCTCGATTCTTACACAGCTTGGTGTCGGCCCATCCAAAGGTTTCATGATCGAAGATAAGAGCGCAACATGGAAAGATTTCATTTCCAATGAATCCAAATACATGCTTGTCAAATCTTATATGCATTTGAAGGTCAAACTTCTTTTCGATCCGCCGCTTAGTTCAGCCGTGCTGGAGAGTTATAAAACACAAATCAGTGAATACGAATGGCGTCTAAATGTTGCTGCGGAAAACGATGACACCGATCCAGATGAGCCTGAGCATTATTCCGGATCATATGAAGTTACACCAAAGGCGCATCGGACTCAAACTTTGGATACGTCTGGAAAAGTGCTTAGTGAAGACCTTGTGATTCATGAAGTCCCGTATTATCAGACATCCAATGCCAGTGGAGGTGTTACCAGTTACATCGCAAAGGAGGGAGATTCAAAATGAATAACGCCTATTTAGCACACCATGGAATTCTTGGAATGAAATGGGGAGTTCGAAGATCGGAGGCACAGCTTGCCAGAGCCAGTGGACACTCTTCCAAGCCCTCAGACGATAAGAATGAGGTAGCAGCACGTAAGGTTGCTGTTAAGAATCGGCGAACAATGTCCGATTCCGATCTGAAGAAAAGAATTGAGAGACTTAAATTAGAACGCGAGTTTAAGAATCTTACAGAAGATGACATCGCACCTGGCAGAAAGTATGTGTCAGAAATTCTTTCTGCGTCAGGAAAGAAAGCGTTGACTATGGCTGCGGCCGGAGCAATGACTTATGCCGTCAAGACTGCAATGACAAAGGAATTCAATCTTAAAGAGGCTGCACAGTACATTGCTGCAAACCCGAATAAGAAGAAGTAGGAGAAGAAAATAATGGCGTTATCGAACACTGCCGTCCCGAAATACTACGGCATGTTTCGTGATGCCGTAATTCGTGGCGAAATTCCGGTATGTCGAGAAATCGAGATGGAGATGAACCGAATCGATGATCTCATTGCGAATCCGGGAATTTATTACGATGACCAAGCAGTAGAGGGCTTTATCAGCTATTGCGAAAATGAGCTTACTTTAACTGACGGTTCAGATTTGAAACTGCTTGACACATTTAAAGTTTGGGCTGAACAGATTTTCGGTTGGTACTATTTTGTTGAGCGAAGCGTATACGAACCTTATGAGGATGGCCATGGAGGACATTACGTTACCAAGTCTATCCGAAAAAGATTGGTTAATAAGCAATATCTCATAGTGGCCAGAGGTGCTGCAAAGTCAATGTATGGTTCATGCTTGCAGAATTTCTTCTTAAATGTTGATGTCACAACGACACATCAGATAACCACAGCCCCGACGATGAAGCAGGCAGAAGAGGTGTTGTCCCCGATTCGAACCGCTATTACCAGATCAAGAGGACCTTTCTATAAGTTCCTTACAGAAGGATCGTTGCAGAACACAACCGGATCAAAGGCGAATAGAATGAAATTGGCATCCACTAAGAAAGGAATTGAAAACTTCCTTACTGGATCGCTTCTTGAAATTCGTCCAATGAGAATCGACAAACTTCAGGGACTTCAGCTTAAAGTGGCGACGGTTGACGAGTGGCTTTCTGGTGATATTCGAGAAGATGTAATCGGAGCAATCGAACAGGGTGCATCGAAGGTCAACGACTACCTTATCGTTGCGATCAGTTCAGAGGGTACTGTCCGTAACGGTGCTGGCGATACAATCAAAATGGAATTGATGGATATTCTAAAAGGGGATTATATCAATCCGCACGTATCGATCTGGTGGTATAAGCTGGATTCTATCGATGAGGTTGCCGATCCGGATAAATGGTTGAAAGCAAATCCGAACCTTGGAAAGACTGTTTCTTATGAAACCTATCAGCTGGACGTTGAGAGAGCAGAAAAGGCTCCGGCAGCTCGAAACGATATTTTGGCTAAGCGCTTCGGACTTCCTATGGAGGGATACACATATTACTTTACATATGAAGAAACTCTCCCACATCGCCATCGAGATTATTGGCAGATGCCATGTTCTTTGGGAGCTGATTTATCACAAGGCGACGATTTCTGTGCATTCACATTTTTATTCCCATTGTCGAACGGATCATTCGGCGTCAAAACCAGAAACTACATTTCCTCATCGACTCTGATGAAACTCCCAGCAGCAATGAGAATTAAATACGATCAGTTTATGAAAGAGGGAAGTCTTATTGTGTTGGAAGGGACGGTTCTTGACATGATGGAAGTATATGAGGATTTGGATAACCATATTATTGAATGCGGTTATGATGTACGATGCTTTGGTTATGACCCATACAATGCAAAGGAATTTGTTGAACGTTGGGCAAGTGAAAATGGACCATTCGGAATAGAAAAAGTTATCCAGGGTGCAAAGACAGAATCTGTCCCACTTGGCGAATTGAAGAAACTTTCAGAAGAGCGAATGCTCCTGTTTGATGAGGATTTGATGACATTTGCTATGGGAAACTGTATTACTCTGGAAGATACTAACGGGAACCGTAAATTGCTGAAAAAGCGGTATGAGCAAAAAATCGACGCCGTCGCCGCAATGATGGATGCGTACATCGCATTCAAGGCGAATCGGGAAGCATTCGAGTAGGGGGTATAAAGATGCTAATAGCAAAGTTAATTGATTGCTCTTCTGTATTACGACCCTACACCATCAGAAAAGTAGCTCGTATCGAATCAAATGATAATTTGATGCATTATGGAATAAAAGGTATGAAATGGGGAGTTCGGAGAACGAAAGAACAATTAGCTCATGATAGAAGCTCTATCCAGGCAAGAATGAATAGTAAGTTGCGAACACCTGTAAAAGCTTCAAACGGAATATTGGTTACACGCTTTTCAGATCATGCCCTTGATAGGACACAAACAGAATCAAGACCGGTACCCGTTGAAGGAATTTTGGATGCATTGAAAAATCCGTTGAATCATGGTAGCATTAAAACAAAAACCGATAACCTTGGACGACCAAGTCAGCAGTTTATAGGGAAATCTGCGACAGTAGCAGTGAATCCTGAAAATGGAACCATAACAACCACTTGGTGTACAGGAAGTAGAACAAAGCGTAAATATTTAAAGAAAGGATGAGCATATGTTCAGTGAAGAAGAAATAAACCTTATGCAGTCACTCGGATTGGACTGCAATTTTAACGGTTTATCTGAGACCGATGAATATTGGGCAGACATAGAAGAAAAGGTTGGGAATTTCCTGACACTGAAGTGTTTAGACGAGCATTATAATCCCGATAGTAACGGAATCATATGCGAATCTATACTGAACAAAATACCGGTGTAAAATTACTGGAGACCTCTTAAGAAAAGGGGTCTTTTTTTTTGCCTATTTTTAGGAGGTGAGAATTCAAAATGGATTTATCATTAAGTTCCAGGTTTAAAAATGCCTGGAATGCTTTTCGCAATAGAGCCCCTACCATGATGTCACAGAATATCGGTTCGGGTTATTCATATCGTCCTGATCGTTTTCGCCTTACCAGAGGAAACGAAAGATCGATAGTCACGTCCGTATACAATAGAATCGCTTTAGACGTAGCCGCCATCAACATTCAGCACGTTCAGTTGGATGATGAAGGGCGGTTTTTAAATGTTATAAAAAGCGGTTTAAACGAATGTTTGTCGTTGGAAGCCAATCTTGATCAGACTGGTAGGGCATTTATCCAAGATGTTGTTATGTCCATGATGGATGAAGGCTGTGTAGCAATCATTCCTGTGGATACCGATGATGATCCAGATGACACAAAAGGATATCAGATTCTTTCGATGCGAGTTGGTCGAATTCGTGACTGGTATCCTCGTCACGTCCGTGTTGAGGTATATAACGAAAATACTGGGCGAAAACAAGAAATTGTTGTTCCGAAAGATACGGTTGCTATCGTAGAAAATCCACTGTATGCGGTAATTAACGAACCGAATTCGACGATGCAGAGGCTTATTCGAAAATTGAATTTGTTAGATGCTGTCGATGAACAGAGCAGCTCCGGCAAGTTGGATTTGATCATTCAGCTACCTTATGTAATTAAATCAGAGGCAAGGCGTCAGCAGGCAGAGAAGCGGCGTAAAGATATCGAGCAGCAGTTGTCCGGTTCTAAGTATGGCATTGCTTATACTGACGGAACAGAGCGAATCACACAGTTGAATCGTTCGTTGGAAAACAATCTAATGAAGCAGATTGAATACTTAACGAGTATGCTTTACAGCCAGTTAGGAATTACTCAGAGCATCTTAGATGGTACCGCAGACGAGAAGACTATGCTGAATTATTACAACCGGACAATCGAACCGATCATTTCCGCAATCGTTGATGAAATGAAGAGAAAATTCTTAACGAAGACTGCCAGAGCCCAAAACAAGTCAATCATGTTCTTTAGAGATCCATTCAAGCTTGTTCCGGTAGCTGATCTTGCTGAAATTTCTGATAAGTTTACCAGAAATGAAATTGCTACATCAAACGAAATCAGACAGGTAATTGGTTGGAAGCCATCCGCTGATCCTAAGGCTGATGAATTGAGAAACAGCAATTTAAGTGAGCCTGGTGGTAGTTCCGTAACAGATGCTACGACGAGCGGTGAAGAAACAGAATCCAGCGATACCAGTGATTACGATGCTCTGGTTAATGAAGTTCTTGACAGCATTTCTGCACAAATCGATGACATCATCGGCAATTATACGTCTGGCGATGATAAGGAGGGAGATGATTCTTAATGGATGAACCTAAAGTTGCGGTTCTTAGACATTATGCATCGCCCTATTACGATCCTCAGAAAGCGCATGAATACTATATGCGTACCAGAGAGTTAAAAGGCCGTTCTACCACATCGCTGAATGATGAGGGAAAGAAGATTTGGTCTTATACAAAAAATAATATCAAATCTGAAAAGGCAGCAAAGGTCAAAGAAGAGCAGGAAAAGCGAGATCAGAAAATTACGGAACTTCGTGAAAAAGCAGAAGCAACGAAGGAACAGATATCTTCTCGTTTGAAAGAACTGAATGAGGCCTTAACCCAAAATGCTTCCGATAGGAAGAAAAGCATCGATACTGATAAAGATTCTGATTTGGAAGAAATTGAAAAGGAATCATCTAGCCAGAAGGAACGAATCGATAATAAAAAGGATGCCGAAATCGAGCGTTTGATGGCAATAGAAATTCCATCAGGATTATCTAAGGCTGAGAGATCTAAGCGTGTTGCTGAAAGAACCGCAAAGATTGCAAAGCTTAGAAACGATGCAAAATCAGATAAAGCAAAAATCAGTAGCGATGCCAAAACGGACAAGGCTAGTGTTCGAACAGATGCGACAAACAAGAAAGTGAAAGTATCGTCCGATACCAAGGAAGAAAAAGCTGAGAACCATGCTAATGCTAAAAGTGAAAGAGCAAAAGTTAGCTCCGAGCTTAAAGCAGCGGTTAAGTCAGTTAGAGAAGCTTACAAAGCGGCTAAAGCTGACCTTGATTCGTCATATGAACAAACCTATCAGGATGAATTTGACAAGATTCAGTCAGAGTACAAGAAGGTCAAGAAATCAAAGAAAAAGTCTTCCAGCTCATCAAAGAAGACATCGCATCCGTTATCGTACTATATCAGAAAATAGGAGGAAAATCAAAATGAAGTATGACTTTGGTGGCTGGGCCACTAGAAATGATCTTCAGTGTGCCGATGGAAGAGTCATTAAAAAAGACGCTTTCAAAGGACAGAACGGGCAGACTGTCCCGTTAGTATGGATGCATAATCATGCTGATCCGGCGAATGTGCTTGGATTAGCTCATCTCGAAAATAGAGATGAAGGAGTTTATGCGTTCTGTGAATTTAATGATACAGAATCAGGAAAGACTGCACGGGAACTTGTAAAACATGGCGACGTACAGTCTCTTTCTATCTTTGCCAATCAGCTTAAACAGGCCGGACACGATGTTGTTCATGGCATTATCAGAGAAGTAAGTCTGGTATTAGCCGGTGCAAATCCAGGAGCATTTATCGATGATGTGGTGATGCATGGCGATGGGGAAACCGGTATTGTCATTGGCTATAATGAAATGATCATGGGTCGGTTGGAGCATTCCGCAGATGAGCTGGATAAAAAGAAGGAAGAAGAAAAAATCGAGCCTAATGACAAATCAGATAATGGAGAGAAAAAAGACGATAAGGTTGAGACTATCGAAGACATTTTTAAATCCATGAACGAGAAACAGCAGACAGCAGTTTTCGCCATGATGGCTGAATTCGTAGACAAAGAAAATCCTAAAAAAGAGGATGATGAATCTAAAGGAGGAGATGACAATATGAAACACAATGTTTTTGACACCGACAAGCGCGATGATAAGAGCTTTCTGTCTCACGCAGACCAGGAGGAAATCCTTAAGCTGGCAAAGACAAGCCAGGTAGGAACATTCCAGACCGCGCTGGAGATCTATGCTAATGAGAATGCACTTCAGCATGATGCTCTTGCAAGCGGATTTGCTCAGACAGGAGATGGCAATGTAACACTTCTGTTCCCGGAATACAAGGATGTACGTCCTGGTGCACCGGAGCTGATTACTAACGACCAGGGTTGGATCACAACTGTAATGAACAAAGTTCATAAGAGTCCGATTTCCAGAATCAGAACTAGCCAGGTAGATATCCGTAACATCGATGCTCTTAAGGCTAAAGGCTATACTAAGGGAAAACAGAAGAAGCAGACTGGCAACTTCAAGCTGGTTCGCAGAACTACCGACCCTCAGACTGTGTACGTAAAGAGTGCGCTGCATAGAGATGATATCATCGACATCACCGATTTCGACTATGTGGCATACCTGTACAACATCGACCGCCTGATGCTCAATGAAGAGCTGGCAACTGCAATCATGCTGGGTGATGGCAGAGACGACGGAGATGAAGGCAAGATTTCTCCGGATCACATCAGACCGATTTGGCTGGATGATGATCTGTACACCATTCACGTTGATCTCGATGTCGCAGCTGCTAAGAAAGAACTTCAGGGAACCAATACCGCGGCTAACTTTGGTGAGAACTACATCATCGCAGAGGCCATGATCAATACCGTTCTGTATGCAAGAGAGGATTATAAGGGCACCGGTACCCCGGATCTGTTCATTACTCCTCATATGCTGAATCAGATGCTCCTGGCAAGAGACATCAACGGAAGACGTATTTACTCTTCCAAGACCGAACTTGCCACTGCACTGAATGTTGGCAGTATCAATACTGCGGAGCAGTTTGAGGGTAAGACTAGAACTACTTCCGACAGCAAAAAGAAGAAGCTGGTTGCCATTATCGCAAATCTGGCTGATTACTCCCTCGGTGCAACCAAGGGTGGAGAGGTTACTCACTTCACTCAGTTCGATATCGACTTCAACCAGGAGAAATCCCTGCTTGAGACCAGATGCTCTGGTGCTCTTACTCGTGTATACTCTGCAATCGCAATCGAAGAGGACGTAACAACTGCTTCTTCCGGTTCCGAGGATCACACAGCCTAAAGTCTTAAAGGAGAAAATTCAAAATGAGTAAATTTTACGGGGCAATCGGCTATTCCGTAACAGAGGAAATTCGACCTGGTGTCTGGGGAGAGAAGATTACAGTTCGTGACTACTACGGAGACGTTATTCGGAATACTCGACAGTATCAGAGTTCGGATAACCTCAACGACAATCTCAATGTGTCGAATGAGTTCAGCATCGTAGCCGATCCGTTTGCTTATGCGAATTTTCATTCGATGAGATTTATCGAGTATATGGGGGCTAAATGGAAAATTTCAAATGTTGAAGTTCAGTATCCCCGTTTAATATTGACCGTTGGAGGTGTTTACAATGAGCAGACGACTGAAACTGCATAATGCTTTATGCGACATCCTCTCGTGTCCAAACAAAGGACCAGAGTGTCGTGCTTATTTTCAACCACCGTCATCGGTAAAAATGAAATACCCCGCCATCGTTTACGCTCTCGACGATATCGAGAATACGTTTGCGAATGACGGGGTTTATTTGTCTGCGAGAAAGTATTCAGTAACAGTCATCGACAGCGATCCGGATAGTTCTCTCGTTGGCAAAGTAGCATCTATGCCGACAAGTCGATTCAATCGGCATTATCCGAAAGACAACTTAAACCATGATGTCTTTGAAATATTCTTTTAAGGAGGACAAATTCTATGAAAAAGAAACTCGTTTGGGACAAGACTGGCGAGCGCCTGTATGAGACCGGTGTCAGCCAGGGCGTCCTTTACCCGATTCAGACCGGTGGCGTATATAACTCTGGTACCGCATGGAACGGTCTTAGCACCGTAACAGAGAGCCCGTCTGGAGCAGAACCTACTGCAATTTATGCAGACAACATCAAGTATCTGAACCTTATGTCCGCAGAGGAATTTGGCGGCACAATCGAAGCTTATATGGCACCGGATGAGTTCGCAGAGTGCGATGGTTCCAAAGAAATCGCCCCTGGAGTGTTTGCAGGACAGCAGAACCGTAAGATGTTCGGCTTATCTTACAAGACACTTCTCGGTAACGATGTTGATTCCAATGATTACGGCTATAAGCTTCATCTCGTCTATGGTTGCTTAGCTTCTCCTTCTGAGAAGGGTTATTCCACTGTAAATGACAGCCCGGAAGCTATTACCTTATCCTGGGAGTTCAGCACCACACCAGTCGAGATTGCAACCTTAATCGATGGAAAGAAGCTGAAGCCTACTTCTATTCTCACCTTCGATTCTACCAAGGTCGATGCTAAGAAACTGGCTGCTCTTGAAGAGATCCTGTATGGTAAAGATCCTTCTTCTGCCGAAGCAGACGATGGTGTTGAGCCGAGACTTCCGCTTCCGGATGAAGTAATTAAGATTATGACCGCAGAAGGTTAATAAAAAAATAATACACAAACCACAGATGGAGTCGTATTCAGGAAAGCTGGCGACTCCTTTTTATTTGAAAGGAGAACAAAATTATGTATGCAGTAACAAAGACTTATAAAGATTTTAATGGTGTTGAGCGCACCGAAACAAAGCTCTTCAACCTTACCGAAACAGAGGTTATGGAGATGGAACTGGGCACAGCTGGTGGAGTTGCTGAGATGCTTCAGCGCATCGTAGATGCAAAAGATCAGCCGACCATTATCAAGTTCTTTAAGGAATTTATCTTAAAGGCATACGGAGAGAAGAGTGCTGACGGTACATATTTCGAGAAGTCTGAAGAGATTTCCAGAAAGTTTGCCTGCACTCAGTTCTACAATCTTCTGTTTATGGAACTGGCTACAGATGACAGCAAAGCCGCCGAATTCGTAAACCATGTAATTCCGAAAGTTGTAGATATCAAGAAGCATTCGGAAAATCCGGAGATTGCTCCTGTGGTTGCCACCATGAACTAAAGAGGTGAGATCGAATGCTTGAACTTACGATACCAAGAACTGATCTGTGGGATGAGCGGAATCAGCGATTTATCCCTGTAAAGGAACAGAAGTTGCGTTTGGAGCATTCGCTCGTTTCACTTTCAAAATGGGAAAGTAAATGGTGCAAAGTCTTCTTATCTAAAGAGCAGAAGACAATTGAAGAAACCATTGATTATATACGCTGTATGACACTCACACAGAATGTTGACCCGCTAGTCTATCAATGCATTACCAATTCTCACATTGATGCAGTAAATGCCTATATTGAAGCGCCTATGACGGCTTCGACTGTTAAGGAAGAAAAAGGTGGTCCAATAAACAGGCAGCAGATAACCAGTGAACTTATCTATTACTGGATGACCGCGTATCATATTCCGTTTGAGTGTCAGAAATGGCATTTGAATCGTTTGTTAATGCTTATCCGGATTTGCAATGCGGAAAATAAGCCCCCGAAGAAGAGAAGCAAACGAGATTTATACAGACATCATGCGGAAGTAAATGCCGCAAACAGAAAGAAATTTAATTCGAAAGGATAGTGATAAAAATGGCGAAATCAAGACAGGCCGTTGTTAATCTTGTCGAATCCTGGGATGGAAAGAAAGAATCGAACGGCTCACATAAAAGCATTATCGATTTATATAACGACTTCTTTGAGAAGATCTGCGCGGGCAAATTTCCTCGTGGCATTCGTATGCGCTATGACTGGGCTTGGTGCGCTTGCACCTGGTCTGCATTAGCGGCAGCTCTCCGATATGAGAGCATTATGCCTATGGAAATTTCCTGCTATTATCTCATCGAAGCAGCAAAGAAAATGGGATGTTGGCAGGAGAACGATGCTTATGTTCCGAGTCCTGGAGATGCGATTTTGTATGACTGGCAGGATAACGGAATCAGCGACAACACAGGCAATCCGGATCATGTCGGTACCGTAATCGAGGTATATAAGGAATCTGGTTACATGGTTATCGAAGAGGGCAACTACAGTAATGCGGTCAAGAAGAGAACCCTGTCTATTAACGGAAAATTTATCCGCGGCTTCATCACACCAAAGTACGACGACAATACAGTTGCCGCTCCTGGATTAAGCAAGGGTAAAGACATCAAAACCATCGCTCATGAGGTTATCGTTGGACTGTGGGAGAGCGGCGAGAATCGTAAGAAACTGCTTACTGAGTACGGATACAACTACTCAGAAGTTCAGAACATGGTAAACCAGATTCTGAATGGATCAGCGGTAACGCCGTCCAATACCAAGCAGGATCAGAACCAGTCCGTTTCGAAGAAAGTGGTGGCTACATGTTCTGCCAAGCAGTTTAACAAGGCCTATGCTGGTGAATACAAAACAACGGCAGTTCTTTATTGCCGTAATGATGCCGGAACCAATAAGAAAGCTCTTTGTAAAATCCCGGCTGGCACTAAGGTTAAATGCTATGGCTATTACACAATGGTAAACGGAGTTAAGTGGCTGTACATCCAGTTTGTACTTGACGGTGTGCAGTATACAGGCTTCTCGTCCAGTGCTTACTTAGCAAAGTAGGAGATTCATATGATCACGTTCAGACAAAAGGGTGATTTTTCTAAGCTGACTCGGTTCTTAGAGAGAGCAAAGGAATCAGTTCGTCTCGGTGACCTCGATAAGTATGGTCGAGAGGGCGTAGCCGCCCTTGCGTCTGCAACACCAGTTGATACAGGACGGACAGCAAATTCGTGGCATTACAAGATCGAGCAGAAGCAAGGTTCCGTATCGATCAGCTTTTACAACACAAATATTCAAAATGGAGTCCCTATTGCAGTTATTTTGCAGTACGGACATGCAACAAGAAACGGCGGCTGGGTACAGGGGCGAGACTACATCAATCCTGCTATCCAGCCTATTTTTGACAAAATTGCAGATGCGGCATGGAAGGAGGTTACTAAGCTATGAGTACAACTATTGACGAACGTGTCGTCGAAATGCGGTTTGATAACAAACAGTTTGAACAGAATATTCAGACCAGTTTATCAAGCCTCGATAAGTTGAAGAAGAGCCTTAACCTCGAAGGGGCGGCGAAAGGCTTAGAAACCGTAAACAATGCCGCAAATAAATGCAGTGGGAATATGTCACCGCTGAGTAATGCAGTTGAGACTGTGCGAGTGCGATTTTCGGCATTGGAAGTGATGGCGATTACAGCTTTGCAGAACATTACCAACTCTGCACTTGCTGCTGGAAAAAATCTTGTCTCCGCTTTTACCATCGATCCGATTAAAACCGGTTTTGAGGAGTATGAGACCCAGATCAATGCCGTTCAGACAATCCTTGCAAATACCTCTTCAAAAGGCACAACGCTTGATCAGGTAAACAATGCGTTGGATGAACTAAACCATTATGCAGATATGACCATTTACAATTTTACGGAAATGACCCGTAACATTGGTACGTTCACTGCGGCTGGCGTAGATTTGGACACATCTGTAGCCGCTATCAAGGGTATTGCGAACCTTGCAGCCGTATCAGGTTCCAACTCTCAGCAGGCAAGTACCGCTATGTATCAGCTTTCACAAGCATTAGCGGCAGGAACAGTAAAATTACAGGACTGGAACTCAGTAGTAAACGCTGGTATGGGTGGTCAGGTATTCCAGGATGCGCTGAAAGAAACGGCTAAAGTTCATGGAATTGCCATTGATGAGATGATCAAAGATGAGGGCTCATTCAGAGAGACCCTTAGTAAAGGATGGCTTACCTCTGACATCTTGACTGAAACTTTGGCAAAATTTACAGGCGATCTCAACGAAGATCAGCTTCGAACCATGGGATACACCGATGATCAGATCAAATCCATCATGGAGATGGGTAAGACCGCGAATGATGCTGCGACAAAAGTAAAAACTTTTACCCAGTTATTCGACACATTGAAAGAGGCTGCCCAGTCCGGATGGACACAAAGTTGGGAAATTATCGTCGGCGACTTTGAAGAGGCGAAGGAATTACTTACGGAAGTGAGTGATACGTTCAGTGCCGTAATCAATGCTTCTGCCGATGCAAGAAATAAAATGCTTCAGGATTGGAAAGACCTTGGTGGTCAAACCATGATGATCGAAGCAGTAAAGAATGTTTTCGAGGGACTGGTTAGCGTTGCTAAGCCTGTTCGGGAGGCATTTAACGAAATCTTTCCGCCAATGACTGGAAAACAGTTAGCCGAAATCACAGAACGTATCCGTGATCTGACAGCAAAATTCAAAATGGGGGAAGAGAGTTCAAAGAATCTAAAGAATACGTTTAAGGGCGTATTTGCAGTGCTTGATATCGTCGGACAAGCTTTCAAAGCTGTTGCTGGTGGTGTCGGCGAATTGATTGGTCTTTTCTTACCGGCTGGAAACGGGGTGTTATCACTTACCGGAAGCTTCGGTGAGTATCTCGTTAAGCTTGATGAAACTGTAAAGAAGACAGATATCTTTGGTAAAGCAGTTTCGACTGTTGTTGATATTGTAAAGACAGTTATTACGTTTGTTAAAACTGCCGGAGAAAAAGTAAAAGAATTTGGAAAAGCCGCAGGGGAGAAGTTCGATTTCCCTGGATTTGAATTATTCCACTCATTCCTTGAACGAGTACATGATCGCATGGCTCAGATTGGTGATGGTGCTGGAAAAATGAAGAGCGGAGTCATTGTTGCTTTTGAGATGATGGGAGAAGCACTGGAAAAATGTAAATTTCTCAAAGTCATGGAAGCATTGTGGACAGCTGTAAAGGTAATTGCTGGCGGTATTGCCGATGCAGTCGGGACTATGATGGGAACACTTGCCGAGAAACTTGGAAATGCAGATTTCAGCGGAGTTCTTGACATTCTTAACAGTATTGCTGTCGGTGGAATTGCTTTATCAGTTTCTAAATTCTTAAAGAGTGTAACCGAACCTCTTGAGGGGTTAAATGGCGTTCTCGAAGGAGTAACTGGAATTCTTGACGGGGTCAGAGGCTGCTTTGAGGCATATCAGACAAATCTTAAAGCTGGAACGCTACTTAAAATTGGAGCAGCAATCGCTTTGCTTGCAGGTTCTATCGTTGCAATTTCCCTGATCGATAGTGATAAACTATCAGCTTCTCTTGGAGCAATTACTGTACTCTTTGCTAATTTACTTGGAGCGATGGCGATTTTCAATAAAATCAGTAGTGATACGGGAAAAGTATCTAAAGCATGTACCGCAATGATTGCTATGTCAGTTGCAGTATCCATTTTGGCAGGAGCTTTGAAGAAGGTTTCAGACCTTGATTGGGGTGAACTTGCAAGAGGGTTGGTTGGAATTGCTGGTCTTACGACTATTGTTGTTGCATCATCTAAAGCCATGGCAAGCAGTCAGAAGCAGGTTATGAAAGGCGCTACCAGCTTAATTATATTTGGAGCGGCTATCAAAATTCTGGCTTCAGCATGTGAGGATTTATCGAAATTACAGTGGGATGAACTCGGACGTGGATTAACAGGAGTAGGAGTATTATTTGCTGAGATTGCTGTATTCCTTAGAGTTGCAAAATTCAACGGGAAAATGATCAGCACTGCAACTGGAATCGTTATTCTGTCGGCAGCAATGAAGGTTTTGGCGTCCGCTTGCAAAGACTTTGGTCAGATGGAGTGGAGCGAGATTGGAAAAGGATTAGCTGGAATCGGTGGATTACTTGCCGAACTTGCTGTCTTTACGAATTTGGCTGGAAATGCAAAACACGTAATGTCTACTGGCGTAGCCTTAATTGCTATTGGCGCTGCAATGAAAATCTTTGCTTCCGCTGTAAAAGATTTTGGTCAATTACAGTGGGATGAAATCGGCAGAGGTTTAACTGCTATGGGCGGCGCACTTGCAGAGGTAGCTATTGCTGTTAATCTGATGCCGAAGAACATGATCGGTATTGGAACTGGGCTCGTTATCGTCGGCGGCGCACTTGAAATCATTGCAAACTGTATGAGTAAATTCGGAGGTATGCAGTGGGAAGAGATCGGTAGAGGTCTTACCGTCATGGGTGGGGCCTTAGCTGAGTTGGCTATCAGTCTCAATTTCATGAAAGGTACGCTTGGTGGATCAGCAGCATTGTTGGTTGCGTCCGGAGCCTTAGCTGTTCTTGCGCCGGTACTCAGTATTTTGGGAGCGTTATCGTGGGAAGCGATTGCGAAAGGACTTATTTCTATTGCCGGAGCATTCACAATTATCGGCGTAGCAGGCGCGGTACTTACACCATTGGTTCCGACTATTCTGGCATTATCGGGAGCGTTTGCATTGATTGGTGTTGGGGTTCTTACAATCGGAGCGGGTTTACTTGCAGCTGGCACAGGACTTTCGGCACTTGCTATCGGATTCACAGCGCTGGCAACTGCTGGTGCCGCTGGAGCGACTGCAATCGTAGCAGCACTGACAGTTATCGTTACTGGTATCGCTGGCTTAATTCCGGCTGTTCTTACAAAAGTCGGAGAAGGAATTATCGCAATCTGCAAAGTTATTGCTGCCGGAGCGCCAGCTATTGGTGAAGCTGTAAAGGCAGTTGTCTTAACGCTGATCGATGTTTTCGTATCCTGTGTACCGCAGCTGGCAGACGGAGCTTTACAATTAGTGGTTGGTGTATTAGCGGCTCTGGTTACTTATACGCCTCAAATTGTAGATCTAGCTTTCAAATTCCTTATTGGAATTTTAGATGGTATTGCTAGTAATCTGCCGTCACTGATTAAAGCTGGTGTCGATGTACTCGTAGCATTTTTCGCTGGTATCGTCGATGCACTGAGAGGAATCGATACTGGAGCTTTGCTAAAAGGAATTGCCGGAATCGGTCTGTTATCAGCTATTATGCTTGCTCTTAGTGCAACAGCATCGCTTGTTCCAGGAGCAATGGTTGGAATCCTTGGTATGGGTGCGGTTGTTGCTGAGATGGCGTTAGTGCTTGCAGCCGTCGGACTCTTATCGAAACTTCCAGGACTTTCTTGGCTTATCGGAGAAGGTGGAAAGCTTTTACAGGGAATCGGAACGGCAATCGGTCAGTTTGTTGGTGGAATCGTCGGCGGATTTATGAGCGGTGTGTCGAGTCAGTTCCCGCAAATTGGAGCTGATTTATCCACTTTTATGAATAATGTTCAGCCGTTTTTACAGGGAGCTAGTCAGATTCAGCCATCTATGATGGACGGAGTAAAGGCATTAGCCGAGACTGTGCTTATTCTGACAGCGGCTGATATTTTACAGGGATTGACTTCTTGGCTTACAGGAGGATCGTCTTTATCTAAGTTCGGAGAGGAACTTGTACCGTTTGGCGAAGCTATGAGAGATTTCTCGTTAGTTATCGGAAACATGGACGGGGAAATCGTGGCAAATGCGGCGACAGCTGGCAAAGCATTAGCTGAAATGGCAGCCACAATTCCAAATACAGGCGGATTAGTGTCTTTCTTCGCAGGAGAAAATGACATGACTGCCTTTGGAAAGCAGCTTGTACCATTTGGCGAAGCTATGAGACAGTTCGGGGATGCAATTACTGGACTCGATGCAAATGCCGTTACAGAAGCGGCAATCGCTGGCAAGGCCATGGCAGAGATGGCAACAACTATTCCAAATTCTGGTGGTGTTGTAGGATTCTTTGCTGGTGAAAACGATATGGGTGAGTTTGGAAAACAGCTTGTACCATTTGGCGAAGCAATGAAAGCATTTGGCGATGCGGTTCGTGGACTGGAAGCCGATGCAATCGTCAATTCTGCAACGGCGGGCAAGGCTTTAGTCGAGCTTGCTGATACTGTTCCCAATACAGGTGGCGTTGTAGCATTCTTTACTGGAAACAACGATGTTGATACTTTCGGTGAGAAACTTGTACCGTTCGGTGAAGCTATGAAGGCATATTCTGAAGCTATTATGGGTATGGACTCCGCGGCTATTACGAACTCAGCAACAGCTGGTAAAGCCCTAGTGGAGCTTGCCAACACCATTCCAAATACCGGAGGACTTGTAAGCTGGTTTACCGGTGACAACGATCTTGGTAGTTTTGGTGATAGTCTGGTTCAGTTCGGAAGTGGAATTAAGAGTTATTCGGATTCTATTTCTGGAATCGATACCGGAATCATGTCAAGTGTGATTACCCAGGTGAATCGACTTGTTGAAATGGCTAAAGGAATGGCGGAATTAGATACGAGTGGTATGAGTGGTTTTAGCACAGCACTGATTCAGCTTGGAAACAACGGTATCGACGGTTTCATCAATGCGTTTACAGATGCGAGCGGAAGAGTGACATCCGCCGCGACCTCTATGCTGACGACATTCATCAATGCGGCTAATGCTCAGAAAGGTAGTCTGACATCTACGTTTACAACCATGATGCAGGCTGTACTTACGACTCTTACGAACTATCAAACCCAGTTCAATACTGCTGGCTCTACGTTGATGACAAAATTTATCAGCGGAATTAAATCTCAGGACGGAAATACCAAAACTGCAATTACCAACATTATTAGCGGTTGCATCACTGCAATCAATAATAAGCAGACTCAGTTCAATACTGCGGGTGCGAACCTCATGATCAAGCTTATTGCTGGAGTTAAATCGAAAGATTACGAAACCAGAAATGCGTTTGTAAACATCTTAAGTTCATGCCTTACAGCTATCGCGAACAAGTATCCGGAATTTCAAAATGCAGGAATGCAGTGCATGATTAAGTTCATCGCTGGTGTTAAGGAAAAAGCCGAAGAAGTAAAAACAGCTTTCACTGGCAATCTTAATGCTTCTGTAACAGCTATCCGGGATTATCATGATCAGTTTAAACAGGCTGGTACTTACTTGGTGGAGGGATTTGCTGATGGAATCAGTGAGAATACGTACCGCGCGGAAGCTAAAGCCAGAGCAATGGCAAGGGCTGCGGCAGAAGCAGCAGAAGACGAACTGGACGAGCATTCACCTTCCAGAGTAGGATACCACATCGGTGATTTCTTTGGATTGGGATTCGTTAATGCCATCGGAACTTATGCGGTGAAGGCATATAATGCCAGTGCTGAAATGGCTGATTCGGCAAAAACAGGTCTCGGAAATGCAATCGCAAAGGTTAAGGATATGATCGACAACGGTGTTGATGGTCAGCCTACGATTCGACCGATTCTGGATCTGTCAGACGTTGAAGAGAAGAGTCATCGACTGAATACGCTGTTCAGTAGATCGCAGGCTTTAACCGTCAGCACAGGAATTGCAGCAGCTCGTGGACGGAATCTTCAAAATGAAGATACTAATCCGAATACAGGTAACTCTTATAACTTTACACAGAATAACTATTCGCCTAAGGCACTGTCGAGAACAGAGATTTATCGGCAGACGAAGAATCAGTTCTCGGCGATGGAAAGGATGGTGGAAACTTGATTCGAGCAGTCACGTTTACGAACTATCTTGGCGATAGTATCCGACTTGATTTGGCGAGACCGGAGGAATCCGGTTTCATCATCAAGTCTGTAACTGGCTTGGGACCAGGAAAAGCGAACATCAATACGACGGAAATCGCTACAAACGATGGAAGTCTGTTCAATTCTTCAAGGATGCCGAGCCGAAACATTGTTATTTCTCTTGCGTATATGTGGAAGGATTCCATTGAAGACGTAAGACAGCTTTCATACAAGTATTTTCCTATTAAAAAGAAGCTCACAATGCTTATCGAAACCGATAATAGGCAGGCAGAGATTGAAGGGTATGTCGAATCAAACGACCCAACAATCTTCAGTAAAGACGAGGGTTCGGATATCTCAATCGTGTGTCCGAATCCTTTCTTTTACTCTGCCGGAAAAGACGGAATCAACACAACCATCTTCTATGGTGTAGAGGCACTGTTCGAGTTTCCTTTCAGTAATGAATCTCTTAAGGACCCGTTACTAGAAATGGGAGAAATCAAAAATGAAACAGAGCAGGTGGTTGTATATAATGGCGACGCTGAAATCGGAGTGACTATTACGATTCACGCAATCGGTGAAGCCAGCAATATTACGATCTACAATACCGGTACTCGTGAAGTGATGCGGATCGATACCGATAAATTGGAGAAATTCACTGGCTCTGGAATTATAGCAGGTGATGAAATCATTATCTGCACCGTAAAAGGAAACAAGTCGATTACGCTTCTTAGGAACGGAAAGACTACAAACATCTTGAACTGCCTGGATAAAAACGCTGATTGGTTCCAGCTTGCGAAGGGCGACAACATCTTTGCTTATACGGCTGAGTACGGAAGTACAAATTTACAGTTTAAGATTGAGAACCGTATAGTCTACGAGGGGGTATAAGCACTATGGATGTGACAATTTTAAACACCAACCTAGATGCTGTCTATATTGTGGATACGTACGAGTCCTTCATCTGGACAGATCGGTATTACGCTTACGGTGACTTTGAACTGTATGAAGCAATGCGAGAGGGTCTTCTTGACCACATCAAACAGGATTACTATTTGCAGAGCAAGGAATCTGAACATGTGATGATCGTGGAGAAAATCCAGATTACTTCAGATACCGAAGACGGTAACCATGTAACGGTTACTGGGCGTTCATTAGAATCTATCCTCGACAGGCGAATCGTCTGGGGACAGAAACTATTAAGCGGAAATCTTCAAAATGGAATAAAAACACTGCTCAACGAGAATGTAATTTCTCCGTCAGACAGCAATCGAAAAATTCCAAACTTTATTTTCAAAGAATCAACCGATCCAGCAATTACAAAGTTGAAACTGGAAGCTCAGTACACGGGAGATAACCTGTATGATGTCATCCAGAAAATTTGCGAGGAGCAGGGTATCGGTTTCAAAATCACTCTGAATGATGAAAAGCAGTTCGTATTTGAGTTGTATGCCGGTTCAGATAGATCATACGATCAGACGGAGAATCCCTACGTTATATTTTCACCGAAATTCGAGAACATCATCAATAGTAACTACATCGAATCTAAAGCTTCGTTGAAGACAGTGACCTTGGTTGGTGGAGAAGGCGAGGGTGCTGATAGAAGATATACTACAGTTGGTGGTGGTTCCGGTTTAAATCGTAGGGAACTGTTTACGGATGCTCGTGACATCTCTTCGAATGTTGGAAGTGATGATGGATTGAACGACGCCGAGTATATGGCTCAGTTGCAGCAAAGAGGAAAAGAAAAACTTGCAGAAAATGTGAGCATTACCTCGTTTGAGGGAGAAACAGAAACAACTATCATGTTCCAGTATGGAAAAGATTTCTTTAACGGGGACATTGTACAGATTGCGAACGAATATGGACACGAGACAAAAGCTCGTATTCTTGAAATTGTTCGCTCAGAAGATAAGGACGGCTATTCCGTCTATCCGACTTTTAAGACTATAGAACAGGAAGGAGCGTGATGAAGAAGTGAGTGTAACATTTGGATTTTATAATTCAAAAGAAGGAGATCGGCGCTACGATGCTATTCAGATGTCCAGCATTTTCGATGGAATAATTCAGGACGGAATCTTGCAGCATGTCGGAACTGCAATGGTTGTAAAAGAATCGGAAGCAATGATTATCAACGTTGGTGTCGGACGAGCCTGGTTCAATCACACTTGGACGCTGAATGACGCTCTGTTACCGTTAGTAGTTCCACAGTCCGAGATTCTGCTGAACCGATATGATGCAGTTGTACTTGAAGTGGATTCGAGAGAGGCCGTCAGAGCAAATGACATCAAAATCATTAAAGGAACCCCAGCATCGAATCCAACGAAACCTACGATGGTGAAGACAAATGATCGCTGGCAATATCCACTGGCGTATATTTATGTCGGCGCCGGAGTCACTTCTATTCGACAGGCAAACATCACGAACTGTGTTGGAACTTCAGAGTGTCCATTCGTAACGGCTCCATTGGACAAGGTTGAAATCGATGATTTGATTGCTCAATGGCAGGACCAGTGGAAAGAGTTCTACGAAAAGCAGACTACTGATATGGAAGAAACAAATAAGTTTTGGAAAGAGCAGTGGTCTACCTGGTTCCTGGCACAGACCGAGGAGATTCAGTCAGCATATTTGGCATGGGAAGCTCAGTGGAACCTTTGGTACTCGGAGCACACAGCAGATATGGAAGCCACAAGTACCTATTGGAAAGAAAAATGGGAGGCGTGGTTCAACGAATACACAAGCACCAATACTGCTGAAATGGCTGACTGGAAACAGAAATCAGAAACAGAATTTCGTGGTTGGTTTGAGCAGTTACAGGCACTGCTGGACAGCAATACGGCAGCGAGTCTTGCGAAAAAACTTCTGGAATTACAGAAGCAGGTAGATATTCTTAATCAGTTCAGTTCCAACCTTGAAAACGAATACACGGTATATCAGAAGCTTTACGACAATGGATACCGTACTTATGGAGACGTGCTCGATTCTTCGGATGCATCCATTACTGACAGCAATTTGGATACGGTCATTGGACGTACATATTCCAGTGATCTTCTCCGTGACAGCAATGGCGATGTTATTGAAGGTCGGGCTATTTTTGTCATCAAATAAAGGAGGATTCATTAAATGAAAATCACAGACTACGAAAAGGTCCAGGCATTAGCGGCAAGTAATATTTTTCTGCTTGATGGACCTAACGGAACAAAGACCATCGCAGCAGATGCTTTAGCAAAAGCGTTAATCGGTCTTTTAAGTTCCAAAGATTTTATCGGAGGAGTAAATCTTTCCGAGCTTACGCAGGTGAATGCATTAGTATCCGGCAACAAACTTCTTGTTGGGACTACGGAAGGAAACAAGGCTATCGCTGCTGAAGATGCGCTCTTTGCTATGCTGGACAGCTTCGCTCCAGTAGAGCTTCGCCGAGTTCTTTTCAGAGGTAAGAACCTTGGAACCGCTCTGACAGCGGTACAGAAAGCTGCTATTAAGGACGGTTCCTTTAAAGGAATGTTCCTTGGCGATTATTGGAGTATCGGAGGCCGTATCTGGCGTATCGTTGATATGGATTACTGGTACAACTGCGGTGACACTGCATTTACCAGCCATCATCTTGTGATCATGCCGGATGAAGCGCTTTACAATGCACAGATGAATACTACCAATATTACAACCGGTGGATACGTTGGTTCTGAGATGTATAAAAAGAACCTGGCGAACGCAAAGACAATCGTCAATGCAGCTTTCCAGGGTTCTGTTCTTACTCACAGAGAACATTTATGCAATGCAGTTGCTAATGGAAAACAGTCTGGAGGAGCATGGTTTGATTCCAGCATTGAACTTCCTAGTGAAATTATGATGTATGGCCATATTCATTTCGGCAATGCATCTGATGGAAATACGATTCCGAATATTTACACCCCTAGCAAAACTCAGCTGGCATTGTTTATGGTATGCCCGAGATTTATTACAGACAGATCTCATGCACAGTGGTTAAGAGATGTCGTTTCTTCGGCTTACTTTGCCGGTGTGGGCAACGTTGGCTCTACGAACTACTCCGACGCTTCGGCCTCTCGTGGGGTTCGTCCGGTCTTCCCGGTTGGTTAATTAAAATCGCGGGGCCTTGTGCCCCGTTTTATATTTTCGAAAGGAGCTTCTAAATCATGGAAGAGAAAATCTATAAAATTACTCTCGGAGACGGAACTGAGATTTCCAATCTTAAACTGAATGGTAATAATTTCATTTCCACCGAAAAGATCGATGAGTCTGTATTCGTGGATAATTGTTCTCCGGTAACCATCAGTGATGGTGTTTCTGATACCGTCCATCCCAATATGGAACTGGTCCAGATCGTTGAACAGTTTCCTGGCGAATATTGGTTTGTTCTTAGGGATATTTCGGATGAGGAATTTTCCAGAACAAAAATGCAGTCTGACATCGCCTACATTGCGATGATGTCCAATGTAGAGCTTTAAAAGGAGGATCACCATGGAACATAGCAAGAATTACAGTAAAGTAAAGCTTTGGCACAGCATGAAAATGTGGAATGAGACCAGAGTTCGTAATGCGGTTAAGATGGGGTGGATTACTAAAGAGGAGTTCTCCGAGATCACCGGAAAAGATTACGAATGAGCGTTCTGTTAGGCGACAGGAAAGAGTCAAAATTCGAAGCGATTACGTACTCGATTGAATTGCATGATATGTTGCTATCTCTTATGCAAAGAAGTTTTGGTGTTAAGGATGTTGATGATTTTGTTCGGAAAGCCTATGCATATGGGGATATTTCTGAAGAAACTTTCTCCGTATATAGGGAAATCATGAACAGCTTCAAGAAAAGAGTTAGTCAGCACGCCTCATTAGTAACAAGTAATGTGAGAGCGGCAAATACTATTTATCCTACAACACTTCACGAGTATGAAATAAGGAGAGATTACCAGAACGCGGCCATTGTACATTGTGAACTGCTTATAGACGATTTACAGAGGGTTGCTGAAAGATTCAATGTAGATTTGAATTTGTACAGCCCGCATATTAAAGCTATCGACCGAGAAATCGGATTGATAAAAAGGTGGCGTCAAAGAGACATGGCGATTAAGTCGCGGTTAGAAAAGGGTAACGTCTAAAAATTTGCGTCGTTTCTTCGGCTTACTTTGCCAATGTGAACAACAATGGCAATACGAACTACAACAACGCTTCGAACTCTAATGGAGTTCGTCCGGATTCTTCGATTAACCAACGAAGAAGGAGATGCTATCCGTTCCGTAAGGATAAATAATAAAGCCTAATACAATTTACTACGGTAAGTATTGTTATAACGGTGAATAGGTTATGAACTACGAGGAGATTGTCTGTGACGCCAACAACTTGTATAGGGCTTATAAGGTTTCTGTGAAAAGCAGCAAATGGAAAGAGTCGACGCAAAGATTCATGATGAATTTCCTTAGATACATATTTGAAATCCAGGATGATCTTATCAACCGGACACTTCAAAATGGACCAACACAGGAATTTGAGCTGCATGAAAGAGGCCGAATAAGACCTATTACAAGTATTCAGATCCGTGATCGTATTGTTCGACATACCCTATGCGATGAAGTTTTACTTCCAGAAGTGAAGAAACACATCATCTACGACAACTGTGCGTCTATCAAAGGACGTGGCATATCACAGCAAAGAAAGCGATTCGAAATCCATCTTCACAAGTATTACCAGCTGTACGGAAATGATGGCTGGATTCTATTCGGTGATTTTTCAAAATTTTATGACAACATCATTCACGAGATTGCGAAACGAGAATTACTGAAATTATTTGACGATGATGAGTTTATTGATTGGCTTTTAACCCTTATATTTAAAGGCTTCCAGATTGATGTCTCATATATGTCCGACGAGGAATACGAGACCTGTATGACAGATACTTTCAATAAATTGGAGTATCGAAACATTCCAAAGGACAAGCTTACTGGCGAAAAATGGATGGAAAAGTCCGTCAATATCGGAGATCAGTTATCACAAGTTATTGGGATTTACTATCCGTATACGATTGACAATTATGTCAAGTATGTGCGTCAGCAGAAGTTTTATGGAAGGTACATGGATGATTGGTACATCATGAATCCGAGTAAAGAGGTACTGGAAGATTTGCTCGAGAATATCTGCAAAATTGCAACTGAATTGGGAATCCATATCAATCGTAAGAAAACCAGAATCGTTAAGATTTCGAGCAAATACAAATTCTTGCAAATCAAGTACACACTTACGGATACAGGTAAAGTCATCAAACGAATAAACCCGGATCGAGTTACCGCAATGCGTAGAAAACTCAAGAAACTTGCCGTTAAGGTTGAAAATGAAGAAGCGGATTACGACAATGTCGAAAATATGTTTCGCGGTTGGATGGGAGGACATTATAAACTCTTATCCAGAGAACAACGAAAGAATTTAATACAGCTTTACGAAGACCTATTTAGTAAGGAAATCACAATAGTCAACAAGAAGCTGATTGTTTCTGATAGGTCTGCATGATTGCACATAAAGAAGGAGGAAAACGATGGAACCATGGTTTCAGGTTGTACTTACGATCTTTAGCTCAGTTCTTGCATCTTCTGGGCTGTGGGCCTATTTGCAAAAGAAAAGCGAGCAAAAAGATGTAAAAACAGAGATGCTTATTGGATTGGCACATGACAGGATCATGTATCTTGGAATGTCGTATATTGACCGTGGGTGTGTAACCCAGGATGAATATGAGAATCTGAGAGTGTATCTCTATGAACCCTACGAACGTATGGGCGGGAATGGTTCAGCAAAGCGAATTATGCAGGAGGTGGACAAACTCCCGATTCATAAATTTATAGAGAAGGAGGAAGAGCACAATGAGCATGAGTAACAAGACATACGACATCCTTAAGTGGATTGCTATGTATCTGCTTCCGGCTGCTGGTACATTATATTTTGCACTGGCTGGAATCTGGGGTCTCCCGTATGGAGAGCAGGTAGTCGGAACCATCACTGCGGTTGATACTTTCCTTGGTGTTATCCTTGGAATCAGTACATCCCAGTACAACAAGACTGCTGATAAAGAAAAATAATGAAAGTGTCATGGAGGACTAAACATTATGGCAAATATGAATGTAAACAAAGTCATTTACGGGGGGGATGTCCTTATCGATCTTACTGGCGATTCCGTCAGTGCAGATAAGGTCCTCAAAGGTATTACTGCTCATGATAAGAGTGGTGCAAAGATCACGGGTACCTGTACATTCGACAGCGATACTTCCGAAGATACCGCGGCTGTCGCTGAGATTCTCGTAGGAAAGACTGCGCACGCCCGTGGAAGTAAGCTTACAGGTACTATGAAGAACAACGGCGCTGTCAAGGGTATCATCTCAACTGTGGCTGGAGAATATACAGTACCGCAAGGCTATCATGATGGCTCTGGTAAGGTGTCTATTGACGCCACCGAACAGGCAAAGCTTATTGCTACTAACATTCGTGAGGGTGTGACGATTCTTGGCGTTGAGGGTGCCATGTCTGGTTCTGAGGATATGAAGCCACAGAGCAAGGAAGTAACACCGTCCAAAGAAGCTCAGACGATCATGCCCGATGAAGAGTACAACTGCTTATCTCAGGTTACAGTTAAGGCAATCCCATATGTAGAAACCGATAACTCTGCCGGAGGAAAGACTGTTACAATCGGATAAGGAGGTTTTGTCAAATGGCTGCGAATAAAGTCGTATTCGGCAATAAAGTTTTGATCGACCTTACCGGCGATACTGTTACGGAAGAAGCTTTGCTAAAGGGCTATACAGCACACAAAGCAGATGGTACAATTATTACCGGAACGGCTTTCGCAGGATATCCTAATGAGTTCGTGTTCTTAGACAACATCCAGGACTCAAGTGGAAACCCAATCAAAGACAGTTCCGGTAAAACAATTCAGGGACAAACCATCTATCGCAAAGCTCGCAACTCGGTTCTTTTGGATTCTACGGGCGATGTGATTGAAGACGGTTTTGAACAGTAGATAGAGGTGATTAAGTTTGTGTGGGTGTCGTTTATTTCTCGATTATTCCTACATTTGAACCCTCTAGGTACTGTAAATGCTGGATAGTTTGTTTCCATAATAGAAACTTGTTAGGTGGCTTATACCGAGAAAATCCAGTAAAATCAAGGAATTATGAAGCGGTTAAGAGTAGTAAAAAGTGGGAAAATGTAGGTAATTCATACATTATTCCTGCACTACTCCTATACCGCTATTCCTATATTTGAGCGTCAAATACAAGTCATTTTATTTTTTCTATTTCAGTTCTGAGCCATTCAAATTCTCTGGCTGTATACACCTTTTCGGTGATATCTGAAATCTTATGTCCGACCATATATTTGATAGCGTATTCATCGACTTTAGCATCTTTGCATTTGGTTACGAAATGCTTTCTGCCGTCGTGAGGTCTATGATCCGGGTTGAGTTTAAGCTCGTCCCGAATGCGATTGAATATTTTGCTATACCGATTGTATGTCAACTTGGTATTCTTACCGCGGCGATCTTCATCTGTATAATTGAAAAGATATTTGCTCCCAAGTTGATCAGCCTCTTCGTATGATTTAGAAACCAAGTCTCTTATCCGAGGATGAATCGGTACAACTCTGTTTTCACCAGCATCGGTTTTAATTCCACCTTTAAATGTCCAGTTCGATAAATCAACATCTGCTAATTCTATCAGACCTAACTCCTGGGGTCTCCATCCAGAATAGCATTGAATAATCATGAACTCAATCCCATATTTATGTCCGAGATTCTTCCACAGAAGAGCCATCTCATCATCAGAGAATGGAATGTGTTCTTTCTTGACAGTCTGTATTTCTTTAATGGTATCGTCTGTAAGCTTGAATGTTCTCGAATAGTTCCGATCTACAAGTTCGTATTCAACAGCATAGTCGAGCATCTGATTGAAGAGCGTCTTTATCTTATTCTTCATTGATGCGCTTGGTGTCTGCTCTTGGCCTCTTACGGTAGCAACACCTTCTTCCATGCAGCCTTTTATGTGCCTTGCTCGAACATCTATGACTCGCATATCGTAAACAGCAGAGCAGTATTGCCAAGCCGATGTAGTAGCTCTGGCGCTGTCGTCGCTCTTCAGAGTCTTGAAATATTCCGGTGTCCATTTGTCGTACAGTTCCTTGACTGTGATAGACGGTTCCAGGTCATACGGATTCTTATTAAATTCTACAAGAGCTGTGTATGCATCATTGTATGTTGGAAAGTATGACTCCGGTTTCAACGGCTTACATATTGGTTTGCCATTCTTGTCCTTTCCAACCGTAACCATTGCACGGAAAGGGTTCCTTAAATTTCTACCTTTAATCTTACTTATTTGACCGAAACCGTTTGGAAGCCGCCTGCGCTTATTTGGTTTACGAGACGATTTGGGCTTTGCGTCTGGTTTCAGCGGGTATCCACAATGCGGACAGGTATTTGCTTTATCGCTTACCTGTAAGTCGCACTCCGGGCATTGTATCAGCATATTAAATCCCTCCTCATGATAATGAACCGAGATTTTATGTTGGATTGTTGATTTATCGTTAGTAATCATATATCATAGTGTAGGAATTGTCAACTCCTACACTAAATTTTTATATTTTAACCTAGGATAGAAAGGGTTAGGTATATGATCAGTAACAATACATCAACCTGCCAGGACTGCGGTGGAAAATTGAAATACTATGACAAAGTTAGAAGAATTGTACGGACGAAAGGTCGTGTGAGCAAATGGGTGAATGTTCCGAGGTATCAATGCTCCGAATGCAGATGTATACATCGGTATCTCCCAGATTATATTTACCCATACAAGCAATACGAATCGGAAATAATAGCCGGTGTTATAGAGGGACTGATCACTTGCGAGACTTTTGGATATGAAGATTATCCATGTGAGATGACTATGATACGTTGGAAGGCGCATAAATCGCAACTGCTTTTATGAATAGAATACATATTTACGGAGGTGCGATATGAGTGTAGAAGAAAGACATCTGCTGAATAAAATTCGATTTTTCGAGGATATGCTTTTGAGAAGTAAGGATTATCGTCAGCAGGAAAACATCGGAAAGGAATTGACTGTAATGCGTATTCGGTTACAGAAACTACGGTTTAACAAAATGAGAACAGGGGCTTAGCAAAGCCTCTTTCTTTTTGCTCATATCCACCGAGGTTGTTTTTACTAAATGCTGTTCCTAACCTAGAATAGCCGTTGAAAGGAGGTAGCAGCCAATGAATGAAAATGAATTTGCAACTGGCTCGGTTCCGGTAATGGTTGCGGCACGAATTTACGGCAAAGACGCGTCATGGGTTAGGGCCGGTATTATATCTGGATGGTTGCCAATCGGAAAAGCCACAAGGAATGGTCAGTTAGTGACAAAAATTGAGGACATGAATTCTAAGTACGGACGTATCAATTTTTATATTTCACCGAAGCGCTTGTACGAGGAGACTGGTTATGTGTGGAAAGGGGAGAAGCGCTAATGGGAACAACAATACGTCCGGAGCTATCCGAAAAGAATCCTTATTGGATAGAGAAGCACCGTTATTACGAGCTTAAACATTTCTGTCTTCAGTATCCAATCTGGAGAAAAGCTTATTCGGTTCTTGATGGGTACTCTAATCCGCCGAAAGATTTGGCATCGTTCGTAGTAACCAGTACGCTTGGTGATCCGACTGCAAAATGCGCCATGGCTAAGACATATTATTCTGAGCGTACAGATATGGTCGAGAGAGTCGCAGAGCAGACTGATCGAGAACTGGCGGAGTATATTTTAAAAGCTGTAACAGAGGGATGGTCCTATGACATTCTCAAAGCTAGATTAGAAATTCCATGCTGCAAGGATGTTTACTACGAATTGTACAGACGATTTTTCTGGTTACTTAACAAGGAGCGGAAATGATATGAAGATTGTCGATAAAGCTGTGAAGAAGGTATACCGGTTCAACTGTCCAAATTGCCAGAGCCGACTTGAGGGCGAGAGTAAGGAATTTGAGGATATCGGTGGGAAGATTAGTAAATTCTTTTGCCCAGTATGCAAGAAGGACCGTTATATTACATGGTCTGATCTTCGGAAGAAAACGGTGTACGAAGGTGAGAACACGCAATAATTACAACTCCCTTTATGAAAGGAGAGTGACTACTATGTCTAATTTAAAGAATGTTATCATTTATTTGTTGTCGGTATTGATCGCGTTTGAAAGCGGGGTATTGCTTTTTATAGTGGGGATGTTTACCGTAACAAATGATCTTAAAAACGATCGAAAGAATCGAAGCGTTAGTTACAGATCTTATCGTAAAGGAGATTGAGCCAGCAATGGCTCTTTCTTTTTATTCTAGGTTAGATACCGTACGTAGGTTACCGTGAAACATGTTATTTTGATATTTGAAAAATTGCCGGGTGGTATTTTTCAGAAAAAACATTTTGGAAGGAGGAGCAGAAGTGAGCTTGATGATTGGATTACTGATCGGAATAATGGTTGGGGTGTTATTGTCTCGATTTATATTCAGGGAAAAACCGGTTGGTTCGCTTAGGGTCGATGAATCAGATCCAGATAGCGGACCTTATTTATTTCTCGAATTAGATCGGTCTGGTGCGGATGCAATTTATAAGCAGCGTTACGTACGTTTGCGAGTGGAGCTGAAAAATTATATTTCGCACAAATAACACTCTCTATTATGGAATGAACCTAATAATTATTTGAAAGGAGAACGAAATGGAAGAGAAAAACATCGAAGAATTATTAAGTGAGGAGATTGCAGCACAGATTGAGGCTTTATCTGATTTGCAGTCCGGAAGCAAAGAAAAATCAACAGCGATTGATGATCTGACAAAGCTTTACAAGCTGAGAATCGAAGAGAACAAGAGTGTGTGGGATGCTGATGAGAAGTACAATCGGCGTATGATGGACGAAGAGTCTGTTACGAAAGATGGCGACTTCAAAGATCGGCAGATCGCAGAGCAGGTTAAGGATCGATATTTCAGAGTTGGTATTGCAGCGGCAGAATTATTGATTCCGTTGATGTGTTATGGCATCTGGATGAATAAAGGATTTAAGTTTGAAGAAACTGGAACCTTCACATCTTCAACATTCAAAGGGTTAATCAACCGTTTTAGACCTACGAAGAAGTAGAGAGGAAATTCTGAAACGTTGGGGACGTGTGTAACGCATGTCCTCTTCGTTTTTTCTCGTGAAAAATGCAAGGGCTATTATGAGAGAATAAAGCTTTATCTCTTGAACTACAGACAACAGCTTGTATACTATATGTATGGGAGCTGGACAGTACGAAAGGAGATATTTAGCTATGAGTATTTTTAACGAGGAGCAAATTAAAGCAATGTTCAGCAGAGAGTATATCTGTCATGAGTGTGGGCATTTAATGGAGTTCGAGGATGAGTGGGAAGATACGCTGGTGTGTCCCCACTGCGGCCACAGTATAGATTTAGATGATTACGGCCGCGAAGGCAATGAAGAATATGAGAACTTATACCCAACCAGAGAAGAAGTATTGGGCATTGCGAATGATGATTCCGAGGAAGATTCAGACGATTAAAAACATAAGCTAAATGGGAGAGGGTCTTAGAGAAATCTAAGGCTCTTTTCTTTTTGCTATGAGGAGATAGAAATGCGGTACCATTATCAAAAGCCAGACATTTATTTGTCAATGTACGGCGAACTTTACATTTGCAATCATCCTGTGTATGATCGCTGCACTCTATTTACAATAGGGAATAAAGGTCTGGCAGTGATCCAGCAGCGATTTAGTGCAGATACAAAAAGTACATATTGGACAGAGGCCGATTCATGGCTGACAGACTCTTTATATTTACATCCAAAATTCAAGGAATATTTCGACAGCCGATCCGGAGAGTGTACGGAAGGATTGTATCCAACGGTCACTATAAGACAAATAATGTGGGCGTTAAAAATGAAACCAATACAGCGTAAGCGATGGGAAACGTGTTTCGATAGACGTGAGATTTGAGCGCATTTTTTACAAAGACTTTTATGGAAAAGGAACTAAATAATTTCACATAAAGGAGAAAGAAAAATGATTGAAACTTATGTATCTATCGGAAAAGTAATTGATTATGCGATTGGTGTTCTTAAGTATTTCGCTACGGCTAGTTCGATTTTATTGATTAGTATTATCGGAGCTTTGACGGCGTGGATATTTTGGAGTGCTGTTGGTATGATTGTTGCCATCGTAGGTATAGTAATAGCAACCATTGTATTGACCTTGGGAATTTATGAGTTACATACCCAAAAGAGACGGAGACGATAACAACGTCTCTTCTTTTTCGCCAAAATAACAGTTCCTTTTATGAAAAACTGAAGCTTTGAAAGGAGTAAAAGGAGCATGGATGAAATGAGAATAGTATCGAAATTCACGAGAGGAATCATTTCCAAAGCAATAAAGATGGTAATACGTAAGAAAACGGGATACAACATTGATATTCAGTTGAACGAGGCTATTACTACTATAAACGATGGAAAGACTCATCTTCACCTGGATGTAGATGCAGAACTCGATAAAGACGAACTGATGAGTATCTTGAAGAGCATTGGTTTAAATTAACCGAGAGGGGCGCATACAACGCCTCTTTCCTTGTAGTCCGCAAAAGTTACAAGGCATATTATGAGAGACAGTAGCTCAGTTGGTAAAGCGCGAGGTCGATGGTTCGAGTCCATCCTGTTTCTCTTTTATTTTTGCAGAAAGGAGAGAACGGATGTCTATCGAACAACTTGACTTATTGTTATGCGATACGTATCAGATGGATGCGTGGTTTCCATTCGGTTGGAAATGGAATAAAGAGCTTGAAAAATCGAGCTATTCGGTATGGGCTATTGATGAGTTGAAAAGATACATCGTCGGTAGACTTTATCCAAAGAAATCTGGATCGGTTGAAGATTTCATCACATTTGTTGGTGACTTCCGGCGAATAATGAATCAGTTTTCAAAAATCAATCCGGATAACAATTTTA